TGACCTTACAAAATAAAGTCGGGAAACAAGTCGGGAAACAAGTCTGGACTCAAGTCTGGAACCAAGTCGGTGACCAAGTCTGGAACCAAGTCGAGAACAAAGTCTATAAACAAGTCATGGACCAAGTCAGGGACCAAGTTTGGAACCAAGTCAGGGACCAAATCCACAATGACCTTACAAAATAAAGTCACGAACAAAGTCAGGACCCAAGTCTTGAACAAAGTCAGGACCCAAGTCTTGAACCAAGTCGAGAACCAAGTCAGGGACCAAGTCTTGGATCAAGTCATGGGCCAAGTCGAGAACCAAGTCGAGAACCAAGTCTGGGACCAAGTCGGTGACCAAGTCAGAGAACAAATCAGCAATGACCTTAGAAAATAAAGTCGAGAACCAAGTCTTGAACAAAGTCAGGACCCAAGTCTTGAACCAAGTCTGGAACCAAGTCTGGAAACAAGCCAGGAACCAAGTCACGGACCAAGTCTGGGGCCAAGTCGCGAACCAAGTCTTGGACCAAGTCTGGAAACAAGCCAGGAACCAAGTCTTGGACCAAGTCTGGAATCAAGTCAGGAACCAAATCAGCAATGACCTTAGAAAATAAAGTCGTGAACCAAGTCTGGGACCAAGTCGTGAATCAAGTCTGGGAACAAGTCTTGAATCAAGTCATGACCCAAGTTGAGGACCAAGTTGATAATCAAGTCATGAACCAAGTCTTGGGTCAAGTTTGGGATCAAGTTGAGAACCAAATCAAGAACCAAATCAGCAATGACCTTAGAAAATAAAGTCGAGAACCAAGTCTGGAACCAAGTCGCGAACCAATTCTGGAACCAAGTCGCGAACCAAGTCGAGAACCAAGTCTTGGGCCAAGTTTGGGATCAAGTCAGGAACCAAGTTGAGAACCAAGTTATGAACCAAGTCTGTAACCAACTCAGCAATGACCTTATAAATCTTTAGTGTTTACAACCTACCAATTTCTGTTAAATTAACTATATGTCAAAATCATCCACCTTTCGTAATAACCGTGTTGCCGCATTTGATTCCAAATACACGGGAGAAGAACCCACTTGGGATTTGCAGGAATCAATGACCGATGAGGAATTCAATAAGCAATACAATCGCATCTTTGGATTCTATGGGTATTATCTTTCAGCCAAAGATATTAAACCCGACATCATTAAGTTTATGAAGGCCTCTGGAAAGTATTCCACAGAGCAAATCAGTACGTTCTCAAAGTTTCCAGATTGGGCAACTTCGGGTACCACAGGCAAACTATGCCGCAGCCTCAACCGTGGCATTGATGCCGACCGTGTGAAGCGGTTAAACACCACAGATATCCTTGAATTGGCTCATACGGATATTGCTCGTGCAATCGGTCTCAAGGATACCTTTAACCCCAACAAAGAGGAAGATACGGAAAGGAAACCAGTAAACATTCAAGAACGACTAGAGAGCAAAGTAATGTCGACTCTGGTAGATAATTTTGATTCAATGCTTGAACTGTGGATGAAGGGAGAAGATAAAGTATCATCTCTGAACATTTCGGTTCTGATGAACAACCACAATGTTCCTGCAATGGGGCTTAAATTCCTATTGCCCAAAATTGAAAAACTCTTAAAGGAACTTCAGGATGCCAAGGCTGGACTCTATGAAGAAGTGGTTCAGGGTTATGCATACCTGACTAAGAAGGGTCTCAATTACCGTATTGAAGCCTGTGAGGATATGTTGAATCAGATTGTGAAGGTGACTCATTCCAAAAAGGCCGAGAGGAAACCACGAGTCAAGAAAGCCAAGTCTGCCGAGAAGCAGGTATCACGGTTGAAGTTTATGCAGGCATCTGCCGAGTATTCAATCAAGTCTGTATCGCCAATGAGCATACCTGGTTCACATCGTGTCTTTGTTTTCAATACAAAGAACAGAGTTCTCACCTGCTTTGAATCCGCATCTGAAGCAGGACTAGAGGTAAAGGGTTCTGCAATCAAGAACTTTACCGAAACAGCTTCATACAATCTCCGACTGAGGAAACCCAATGATGTATTGCCCGACATTCTATCCAAGACCTCTAAACAGGTTGATAAGGCCATCGATGCAATTAAATCTAAAAAGTCTGTTCCCAATGGTCGTATCAATGACAAGACCATCATACTCCGAATCTTTACTCACAAATAATGCAAACTCTTATTCATAATATCCCCTGTTCCATTGTTTTGGGTGGAGCGGTTTACATGGCTTGTAATGGCATTCCTGGATGGGGATGGTTTCTATTTGCCGCACCGTTTTTAATCCTACATGTTCACTCAAATGCTCGCTCAAATTCCAATAGCAATAAATAAAGCTGACTTCCTCACTCGTGTGGAGTTGCTTGTTCGCAACGACAAACTTCGGTATTCTGAGGCAATATGCCAGATATGCCATGAATTAAGTCTTGATACAGAGGACGTTGTTCTTCTTATCTCTGATACGTTGAAGGAACGACTAAGGCTGGATGCAATACGCAATAAGGGTATTACGGGTTCCAAGAACTCAGACCTTACCACATATCTTTAATGCTGAATCAATTTAAATCTGTCAGGACGTCTCCCTTTGATTCATATCGGCTTTACATGGCCATCAAGCTTCACTTCTCTGGAAGCTATGATGCCATAAAGTATCAGTTCAAGACCTCTGCAGCCAAATCATCCACCTTTGAGGCTCACAAGAATCGGTTCTTCTTTGAACGTGTGGCACGTAGGTATCCCACACAGGATCAAACCATTGCATACTATGTCTGGAATGTGATCGAGGGTAATGACTGGATTGGTTCCATGAAGGAAACACCAGTAGAACAGAAACGTGCATATCTTGAATCGTATTCATATAACATTAAATCTGAGATTGAAGCAATGAAGAGCAAGGGATCATTTGATTCTCTTCTGTTTCCATACAATGGTCTTCAGCCAAAGATATTTGATCTCGTAGATGATGGCTCAATTTCTCTTGAAACAGTAACCGTAATAAATACAATTGTCAATTTTCTTGATTCATGTAACTCCGAGTCTATTGAAGATGCACTGGGAATGTTTGAATCAAAGAAACGGATGATAATTAAATATCAGCCTTTTCTGAAAGATATTATTGATTATACAAAAATACGTTCTATACTCATTTCGGGATTTACATCGCCAACACAATAGGATAATATCTTATAGTTGGTGGTAATACAACAACACACAACACAATACAACAACATATGTCATTCGAAAAACTAAAGGCTAATTCTGCCTCTTCTATATCGAAGCTTGTCCATGCAGCGGAGAAGCTTACTGAAAACAAATCGTTCGGAGATGATCGTCTCTGGGCTCCAACAGTGGACAAAGCTGGTAACGGTTATGCCGTTATTCGTTTCCTTCCGGCACCTGCTGGTGAGGATCTTCCATGGGTGCGCTTCTGGGATCATGGTTTCAAGGGACCTACCGGCAAGTGGTATATTGAGACCTCTCTCACTTCCATTGGTCAACAGGATCCAGTATCCGAGCTGAATGCAAAACTCTGGAACTCTGGCCTTGAATCAGATAAGGAAATTGCACGTGTTCGTAAGCGTCGTCTCCATTACGTTTCAAACATTCTGATTGTTTCTGATCCTTCCAATCCTGCCAATGAAGGCAAAGTCATGCTCTTCAAGTTCGGTAAGAAAATCTTTGACAAGATTATGGATGTCATGCAGCCTCAGTTTCAGGATGAGGCTCCAATCAATGTGTTCGACTTCTGGGCAGGTGGTAACTTCAAGCTCAAGATCCGTCAGGTTGAGGGATACCGCAACTACGACAAGTCCGAGTTTGATAAGGCTTCGCCTCTCTTTGGTGGTGTCGACGAGCGACTCAAGCCCATCTATGATTCTCTGTATCCTCTGAAGGACTTTATTGATCCTAAGAACTACAAGAGTTATGGCGAGCTCCAGAAGAAACTCTATGATGTTCTGGGCAATGAGGCTTATCCCGATAAGGCTGCACAGATTGCCACTGAGGAATCCGCTCCGGCTCCTTCGGGTCGAACTGCTTCTCGTTCCAATGAGCCCGATGAGGTAAAGGCTCCTTCACTCCGTTCTACTGTTCCTCCTGAGGAAGAGGAAGGTGAGTTAAGTTACTTTGCCAAGTTGGCACGTTCCTAATTAAAACCAACCCCACTGTAACAGGTGGGGTTTTTAGTTACCAAGCGTGAGCACCTTGCATTCTTCCATAAGCGGCAAGGTCTGATCTATTCAGAGATTTGCTCTGAACAACTGTGGTGACATTACTTGTATTAGAAGAGGATGAATTACCACCCTGCATTGAAACAGGGACTACTGCCGCGGCTTGCTGGTTGGCATTGTCTGCAGCAAGTGCGGTCATTTCGGCCCCTTCTGTCCCAGGGGCCTTTTCAATCTGAGCTCCCTTTAATTTATTGATTTCCTTCTGAAGTTCTTGAGATTCTTTAATCTTTGCATCAATAAAAATTGAATCTTTATCAGTTTTTGATCCTTGTTTTATTCTGTCTCGGCCAGCATCAGTAGCCATTTGTCTACGTTTTTCAAGTTCGGCAATTTTCTCTTCGGTAGTTCCTCCCATTGCTTGAATATCGGCAATTGTTTTTCTACTTGCTAGGATACCAGTGGCCTTACCTTCGCGATTCTGAGCAGCCATTTCCTTATTTCTGTCCTCTTCGTTACCACCTATGGCACGAGAGAGTTTATCGGATAGACCGAATTTCTTATCAAGAAAGTTTCCTATTGCAAAACCTATCGCTCCTGCTGCTAGAACAGCGGCAGCTGGTCCAGCAGCTGCCAATAATTTCGGTAATAAACCAATGAGTGCAGCACCAACTGGAGCAAGCATACTAATCAATGGTGCAAGTAAGCCGGATAATAAAGGTCCTAAACTTTTGAATAGATCCATAATACCACTCAAGAATCCACCCTTTTTCCCTTCTCCTCCCTTTATGTTTCCAAGAGCCTTCTGGATACCCTCACCTGAAACTAGCACAGCTTCTAGTAATAGGTCACCTCTTTCTTCTGAATTTCGTAAAGCAACGTTGTTCGCGATGTCGGAACCATTGGTTAATGTAAGCTGTTTATTGGAATTCTCAACCATCAACTCCTGAACTTTAAC